CCTCAATCATCTTACTGATACCACGAAGAGCACCATTCCTCGCACCCCACATACCACCAAGAATTTCGTGTCTATGTCCCCATGGATGATCACGCATAATGTGGAAGTCTTTATCAGAACTCAACCACTCATGAACAGCATCTCTTTCTCTATCGTTTAGTCTAGAATCTGCATCCCTAGAGATGACAACATCATCACTATCTGCCGCATAGAATCTCCAAAACATAGACTTCCAAGATCCTTCATTCTCCATCATCACAACTTCACAATTTTCCATCTGCGAAAGATCTTTGACGCATGATGGATCAGTAGACTGACCACAATAATATCTACAAATCCAATCCGGATATATTTTTGTAGCGAGTTCCGCATTTTTTATGGCGCCTACACAATAGATCGGCTTATCTCCCCAGAGACTGAATGTAATATATTTCATAATTTATCTACCTCACTCAGAGATTTCACTGGGAAAAACTTATTTCCATAATTAAAGTTTTCTGGTGTTGGACACCAAGTAATAAACTGTTCAAGTTTTGGAATGACCCACTTGTTCATACAAAGATGTAGTGGTCCTGTATTGACCCCTATTATGTTTTTTACATTCTTCGCAAGTCTAGCGATCTCTATAACGCTCAGATTATAGTCGAGTGTGCAGGGATACTCATCAATTTTTCTAGTTGTTATAAATGACTTACCAGATGCCGTAAGTCTTTCTATCATATCAGAACACTCTTGTTCAAAATCAGGAAACGGTACACTTGTATTGTAACTGTTTATGAATAAGTAATCATACTTCTCATCATGTACACACTCTTTGTTTAAAGCTGGTTGGTTGTATACCATATCCTTCTTGATTGAGAAAGGACATTTGATCTCCATCAGATCAGAGAGTTTCTTACAGAGTAATAAAAAGTATGTTCCTTGATCTGACTCATCACCATATATTTCATCAGACTGTCTACAGATACCACCATAGTCATGAGCACCAATCCATAAATCAAACGAGCCTGGAAAAGGCTCGTTCGACAATTGTACCCCATCGTAACCATCTAGTAGTCCTTCTAGTTGATTATGATAAATTGGGTTACAGAAAAAATTAAACATCACATTATTCTGTTCAGAGGCATTTAAAAGAAAATGCAAACTCTGGATACAGTCACCTAGATGATAAGTGTTATGACAATTAATTATTTTCATTATATACGATCAAAAAAGTTTTCCACTACACCCTCTATGTAGTCCAACTGCTCATCAGTTATAACTGGACTTGTTCCCAAGAAGAATGTATCTGTAGTAATTTTTCTAGCGTTTGGATATTTTTCAATAACTTCAGTTTGGTCCATAAGCCCCTCATAGGCAGGCTGCAACATAATATTACCTGCAAAGTATGGACGAGTTTGAATCATAGCGTTTTCAAGGTGGTCCACCAAATCTTTGCGTTTAAATGGAGCACCATCTTTGATCGTCAAGGCAAACGCAAACCATGCAGGATCAGAATGTTCTGTTGCCCTTGGGATCACCAAATGATTTTCATACTTAGAGAAAATATCACACAATCTCTTATGATTCTTCTTTCTGAGTGAGACAATCTCATCGAGTCGTTCCAACTGAACCAACCCCATTGCAGCTTGTAGTTCAGTTGGTTTCAGATTGTAACCAATTTCATCATAGACATATTTGTGATCAAAAATCTCATCTGGTAGTGCAGGCAACCAATTAGAAAATCTATTACCGCATGTACCATTTTTTAGTAGTCCTGCCTTCTTACCAACACAGTAACATCCTCTTCCCCATTCACGGAAACTTCGTGCAACAATCTCTTGATTCTTTGTGTTACAGGCAACAAAACCACCCTCACCCATAGTGATGTGGTGTGCTGGGTAGAACGAACAGGAAGCGAAGTCTCCATAGCTACCTAGCGGACGATCTCGATATGTCGATCCCAAAGCATCACAGCAGTCCTCAAGAAGAATTAGACCATACTCATCAATGATCTCCATCAGTCTATCCATGTTGGGTGGGTTACCAAGAACGTGAGCAAAGGTGATGACCTTACATCCTTCTTTCGCCCTCTCCTCCACTTGATCAAGATTCAAATTCAAGGTATCGAGATCAATGTCCACAAATGCTGGCTCAAATCCAACTTGAAAAATAGGGTTTATCGTAGTTGGGAATCCAGCTATCGGGGTGATAACTTTAGTTCCTTTCTTTAGATTAGCTCCCCTCCTAGAGGTCAAAGCAGACATCATAATAAGATTAGAACTACTACCACTGTTTGTAAGGATGCCAAAGTCCTTACCCATTAGTTTTGGGAATGTCCTTTCAAATTTGATACCACTTCTACCAAGAACCAGCCAACCATCGAGAAGCGACTCAATTGATTTGGTATACTCCTCTGTTCCAAAATATGGACCAGCATACTGCACCCAGTCTTTTCCGGCAGTCCATGTCTTTTCAGATTGCTTTTTAGAAATATACTCTTCTACTAAACCCAAAATCTCATTAATCATTAATTAGTTACCTTGTAAAGATGTAACGATCACCAATATTACCACCTGTATGTTTTGATTCTGCATGATTATAAATTTGCCTGTGCAAATTGAATTTAGATTTAACCGTTTCAACCTGCCCAGTATCATGTCTAATGTCAAGAATCAAAACACCAGTATCACTTAACGTTTTATCAAACAAATCCATGTATGTGCTGACATCATAATGCCACCCACATGAAAGGAACGAACTAATTATATCATACTTTTTATCATATAGCTCGTCAAAATTATCAGTTTCGTAAAGATTTATTTTGTCGGAATCGACACCATTGGTTGAAAGAATATCATGTGCCGCATTCATGCTATTATAGCCTTTATACTCTTTGTTGAATCCAGATATCTTCGTAGTATCAAATTCATTCTTATCTAAAAGAAAAATATTAGGCTTGTTATTGTAATTATTCTTGTAGTGATTGTACAAGGCAACGTCTGACAATGCAAGACCACATCCAATATCTAAAATTGATTCACACTTGATAGGCAAATAATCATTCACCATCAGGTAGTCTTTTTGTATCATCTTACTGATTGCAGCATCCACGTCCTCTTGTGTGGATTCTCTCGTTAACGCATACTCAGTTTCTAAACGTGTCCTCTGCGGGAAAAGATATTCTAGATATTCCCTCTTAAAATTACTTACTGTCATGAATCTCCATTCCCCAATCATTTAGATTTGGTATATCATATTCTTTAATATTTTCTTTGATAAACTTGTACTTGTAACTATCTTGTAGATTTTGTGTGCTATAAATTTCAGGGTTTACTTTTAATGGAAATGAAAAATCTTCATACTCCCACTCAAAATTTGCCACCGATGCATCGTAAGCAGAAGCAGGTGTAGTTTCAATTCCATATTTTTTGTTGTTAACATAATCAGCAATCTTCCAATAGTATTGCTTAACTGCAACAGTGGGTTTATCCAACCACTGTAGATGTGCGATGAATAGGTTTGGAAGTCCTATAGCAGCAACTTTACCCGGATGAGGCATGTGTTCGGCGTGCATAGTAGCATCTCTGAACTTTGTTGGTTTAGTATAGGATCCCACTCTGTCCTTGAAATTTTCTCTCCAAGGGCCATCCACTCGTATTGTATCTTTACCGGTATATTGAATCCACTTGAGGTAGATTAGAATGTCTGGATTGGATTCTAATAGATTTTCTAATTCATCCTTTTGCATTGTGCCATCAAGATACTCATCACTGTCCATACAAATAATATTACCAGAGTGTTTGAGAGCCTCGTCAAAGAGTTTCTGTCTCCCATTAGACTCTGCATACGTTGCAGCACCCGGTCCCTCAGTCTTCACAACGGAAAGTATGTTATATTCATCCTTGTATTCCTGTAAGAATTCACTGGTCCCGTCATCCGAGTAGTCATCCAAAAACACGAAACCATCAGCATATTTTTGCCACAGAGGTAACATTTCTTTAATTAGATAAAGTTCATTCCTTGTCTGGGTTATTTGAACAATCATAATTTTTCCTCTATAGCCGATTTAATACGTTCGCCGTAATTTGCGTATGTTTCTGCAATCTTTCTATTCTCTTCAATAGCACCCATTCTCTCATTGTAATAATCTAATGTCAATTCATTAATCTTGGGAATAAGTTCCTCGATAGAATCAATAATTATCATACCATCTAGATTAAAGTAATCACCTATGTTTGGACACCCCCAATAAATTGGAATTGTATATGTTAAAAAAGAGTCTATAAGTTTCTCAGTGAAGTAATGTTTGACGCTCTGATTTTCTATACAGACATGAAAAGCAGAATAAAATAAGGCTTCTTTTTCGCCATTGGGTAGTGGATTAGTTGCTCCTAGAAAGGACTTCAGACTCGTATGGAACATGGTTGGAATTTCTATTTCATTCTGTCTTGCCCATATTTCCCGTCTCAGTTTATATCCCGGTCTATCTGTATCATACCAAGAAGCAAGAAAACTCACATCATTAATCGTTCGTTCTCTCTTCTTGAATATTTCAACATCGGGACTAAAGTAACCTAGACCATCATGATGCTTTATCTTACCCCGATTTAGCCATGTAGAACCATACGGAAACAGTTCAGCCTGTCTACAGAAAGTCTTTATGCTATCGTCAGCACACAAAATGAGATCATACAAATGCTTATTATGAATTACAGAGGTGCCGGGTTCTCTATTTGGTGATAAATAACTCTCACTAGAAAGGATCAGAACCTTAAACGCATCTGGGTTATCAAATTCCTCAATACGCACAAAATGAATTTCAACAGGGCGGTCGAAAACTATATCAGAATCAAAGAGATAGTCACCGTTTTTAACGATAGGTTTGTATAATTTCGCAGAGTTCATCATCAGCCATTTTCAAAGAGATCACACGTTCAAAATTGTCCTGAACTGCTTTAAATTTTTCTTCATATAGTTCAGGTGTTAATGTATTTATATCAAAATCATCAGTCAATTCTATAATACCATCAGTGTTAAAATGATCCCCAATATTAGAGGTTCCCCAGTACACAGGAATTGTTCCGGTTGCAAATGCATCAGTAATTTTTTCTGTAAAGTAATTATCATGTTGACAGTTTTCAATAACAATAGTGAAACGATAATCCTTGTAGCCTTCTAGCTTATCAAACAAATCAGATCCAAGTCTAGTTCCAGTGATTGAACCGAATACATCTAATTTACTGTCTTTGTGTTCATCAACAAAATCATGTCGTAATATCTGACCCG